CAAAAACCAAACAGGGCCTGGTAAGGAGATATCCATATGGTTTATCTTTGATGATTGCATTTTCAACGTCTGCAACAATCCTTTCTCCGGATTTCAGACAAAGTAGTTTAATTGCCATAGTTCTCTGTAATCAAGGTTATTATACCAATAAAAAAGAGGGGCGTCAACTGGATTTGGCCAGTTGCCCCTCCGTCTGCGACGACGATATTCAGTTTTATTTATTCAATAAGGAAGAAATAATTCTTCTTCTTCTGATTTTGGTGTTAGTTTGTATGCTCCAACTGCTGTTGCGGTAAGGACTGAGAAGAGTGCGAATAGTGCCATTATGGTGTCGTAAAATAAAAGGTCTCTATACTAGGGGGACCATTAGGGGAATGCGCTCCCAAGGGCCCCATTGAAAAAAAGAGTCATTGCGGTCCCAATTGTAAGAGTGGCGGCTGTAAGATTCATAAGTCGTCCTCCATAAGTACGAAATTATTTATCAATTATGTATCACTATGATACAAAAGTCTGTATCAAGGACGACTAATATAAAGATATTGTTAGAAAATCAAAACCAATCTTTGCGTTTATGTGCTTCAGGAACCACTTTCCCAAGTTCAATACTCAGAAGCCCATCTTCAAAAGTAACTGATCTAACTTCCGTGTCATCAGAGAGCGTCCAGACTCGTGTAAACGACCGTTGAGCCAGACCTTTGTGCATGTAGTTAGTTTCCGTCTCTTTATCTTCTTTCTGACCTTCAATAAAGAGTTTACCATCTTGTGTGTAGACATAGACTTCTTTCTTCTTAAATCCTGCTAATGCCACCTCCAAACGAGATGTAACATTATTTACCGAAATAAGATTAAATGGTGGATAGTTTGATGTCGTTTCATGTAGTGAAAACAGACGATCAAAGTATTCATCCATACCGATACTGTTCTTGGCAATTTTGTTGAACAACTCATTCACATTGCCAGCATTGTACCTATTGATATCTAGGTTTCCCATGATTCTTAGCTCCTTTAAAAGCGAGTTTGTATTGTGTGGACCCTTTCGGCATCCATAAGTATATATTAACACAAAACATAAAAAAGAGGGTGTTGCCACCCCCACCTTTTTATTCGGTTTACTCTTCTACTTTTTTCTTCTTACCGATATTGTATTTCTGCTCCAAAGCCCATTCAGATTTTTCTTTGTATGCAAGAACTTTAATCTGATTCAATGGTGCAATATCAGTGATATTTTCCTGAGTCAAGACAGTAACCAAACCCCAATCTTGAAGGAGTTTGATAATTCTATTTCTACGCTGAACATCATTCACAGTGATATTTGCATGTTTGCCATCCAGAGCAAACAGTTCCTTAAAGTGAACAATGTAATACTTTCCTTGCTTATGCAAGATGTGACATGACTGATAGAGTTTTTTCTCTTTCCTAGAAGCAACTCCGATTCGGGTCAAAGTCTCTCTGACCTTGAGAAAATCATCAGGTTCATCCAGACTCACCTCAATCATTTTATCTTGAGACCAACTTACTTGTGGTTCCACACTATTCATTTTAATCCTCCAACATCAAATTTAGATCTGATAAATGCAATTTGCTCTTTTGATAAAATTTTCAAAGCCTGGGATGCTTTTTCATTACTATAACCATAATATTTTTTAATAAGGTCAAGGTCATCAATTTTATCCTTTCGTAACCAGGGAGAGAATCTCCGTTTGGTTCTCACAATATTTATAAAGAAATCATATTGTAACTTTTTATCAATGAAGTGATTCTTGTTCATTTCATTGGCAAACATGATGCAATCAATATGACCTGACATGCATTTATTGATGATGTATGGGGGATAATCTTTTTCTACTGATGGATCTTCATCTATCAGATTCTTCTTAGTTTGGTTGATTGAATTGAGCCAGTCTTTGAGTTCCATTATCTAATAATTTGAATGTCATCATCATCTGTCCAGAGTTCAACTTTGGTTCTGAACCTACCTTCTTCCTTGAGTTTATTGTATCTCTTAGTTGCTTTCTTCTTCCACCACTTTGTAATATTCTCCAAGTAAAACTTGTCCCAGTTTTGGCCACGACGAAGTTCATCTTGCTCTCCAAGAATAACTTCACGAACATTCTCGTAACCATAGTCAGAAATATAAAATCTCTTTTTCTGTGTAAGAGTAAATGCAGTATTGATAACTGAATTGAAAGTCTCAAGTTTCTCTTGATCACCAAGAGAGTTCTTGATAATTGAAACCATCTTTGTCTGACGCTTCATCTTCTTCGATGATGCACGATTGTCAGTGAGAGGAGTATTGTTATTCAGAACAGTAAAACGATCATGAAGACGATGAAATGCTTCATCATGAAGCAAGGGGAGGAACTTGCTTTCAGTCAATCCCTTGTATCTCATGAATGGTTTGAGGCCGTCATACTGTGAGGCATCCGTAGTAGACCCGTAGAGAGATGTGGTTTCAAAGAGGGCAATGTCCTTCTCAAATACCTTGTTCAGCGTCTCACGGGCGAAATGAGAGCAGCACAGAAGGGCAAGGAGTTTGCCTCCAAGATAGTTGTATCCAAATGGTTGAGAGGGAACAATAACAAATCCCATCGCCGCATGACGATTAAAGATAGAAAGATTTGGTGCTTTGCCCAACCAAAGATTTCTAGGTTTTGAATTGATTGTAGGAGATCCGAAGCGAATAAATCCAAGAACTTTCTTGGTATTCTTTTCATAAACCATCCAACGCAATTCCCTACCAGGAATATTGGACTCATTATTATGAGAAGATACAGCCTTCAAGAGAGTATTGTAATGATCCTGAGGAATAGATTGCTGAAATCTATTACCAACAAACTTAATATCAAACTCCATGTC